GAAGGAGGCGGGGTTCGAGGAGGACGACGCGCCGACGCCGCAGGAGATCGCCGACCGGCTCGAGCGGGCCGCGGCGATGGGGAAGGGCGCGCAGGAGACGCCGCCGAGGAACGACGCGCCGGTGCCTCGAGGCGACTCGAAGCCGGGGAAGGGCGCGCCGGACGAGGCGGCCGCGGCGCGGATCGAGACGGCCGCGGAGTTGATGATCGCCCGGTCGCGGCACGTCGCAGGGTCGCGGATCCGGACGCGGCTGCAGCGCGAGCGGGACTGGAAGCAGCTCGTCGCGCACGTCCCGAACGACCTCGTCGCGTACACCGTGTATCAGAATCTCGGGCACCTACCGGCGTCGCTCGGCGCGCCGGACGCGCTCGTCGCCGGCGGCGGCGAGATGTACCTGTCCCGCCTCGAGCGGTGGGGGATGAGCAGGCCGCACGCGGAGCAGCTCGTGCGGGCGTGCGAGGAGGCGGCGCGGGACACGCTCCTCGACCCGGAGGCGGGGCCGTTGTCGGAGGAGATCCTGAAGCTCGCGGCGATGGCGATGGCGGTCGCGCCGGCGTGAGCCGGCTCGCGGCGTTCCGGGCGGACGACGCCGACGTCGAGGCGGCGCTCGAGGCGTACCGGCCGACGCTCGAGGCGGCGTGGGCTCGTCAGGTGAAGCGCCTCGCGCGGGTCGCGGTCGCGAACCTGCACCGGCACCAGCCGGTCGTCGCGGCCGGCGAGCCGCCGGACTGGTCGATGCCGAACGACGACGAGGTGCTGCCGATCGAGCAGCAGCGCGCGTTGGTGGCGGAGGCGATGCGGCGCGAGTTCGCGGCGATGCACAAGATCCTGCTCGACACCGGCGCGTCCGCCGGTCTCTCGTTCGACACGCGGAACCGGATCGTGGACGAGGTGATCGCGGAGCGCGGCCAGCACATCACGCGGATCACCGAGACGATCCGGGCGGAGATCATGACGCAGCTCCGCGAGGCGTACGCGGCCGGCGAGAGCCTCCCGCAGGCGTCGAGGCGGGTGGCGGCGACGCTCGGGGAGCGGTCGACGAAGCGGGCGCAGGTGATCGCCGCGACCGAGCTCGCCGGCGCGAAGAACGGCGCGAGCGTCCGCCTCGCGTCGATCCTGTCCGGCACGAGCCTGAACGACGACGGGTCGGTGCGGCAGGACACGCTCGGCCACGACCCGATCAAGCTCTGGAAGATCTGGTACGCGACGATGGATCACCGGACACGGCCGACGCACGCGCAGGCGAACGGCCAGCAGGTGCCGATCAACCAGCCGTTCGACGTGGGCGGCTCGAGCCTCGACTACCCGGGCGATCCGAGCGGCCCGGGCGACGAGGTCATCCACTGCCGCTGTACCGTTGCCTACACTGAGGCGGCACCGTGAGAGGGAGACACCGATGACGAAGCGGACGTTCAGGACGCGTGAGGCGCTCGCGGTCGCTCCGGCCGCGGACGAGGAGACGATGCTCGAGCCGGGCGCGGCGTGGACGGCGACGCTCGTCGTCGAGGGCGTCGAGACGGCCGACCGGCGGGGGATGAAGAAGGGGTCGCTCGACTGGCGCGAGCTACCGCTGACGCTGATGGGGATGGTCGAGACGAGTTCGTTCGGGCACGAGGGCGCGCAGGTCTCCGGCCGGATCGACACGATCAAGCGGAGCACGGGCGGCGCGATCGCCGGCACCGGCGTGTTCGACACGGGCGAGTTCGGGCAGGAGATCCAGCGGATGGTCGGCGACCGGACGCTGCGCGGGATCTCGGTCGACGTGATCGCGCACGAGATCGAGTTCGCCGAGCCGGACGGGTACGACGGCGAGCCGATGGACGAGTGGGACTTGATGTGGGAGGGCGTCATGTGGGTCGTGCGCGGCACGATCCTCGGCGCGACGGTGTGTCCGATGCAGGCGTTCGACGACGCGGATATCGCGCTCGCCGCGAGTTGCGAGGTGACGCCGCGGAAGGGCGAGGACGTGCTGATGCGGTTCACGTTCCCGTTCGACCCGGCCGACGCTCCGAGCGTCGCGGTCGTCGCGGCCGCGCCGGCGGCCGAGCCCGACCTCGAGCAGGCGTCGGACGGCCTGACCGCGTCGGCCGCCGGGCTCGCGCCGGTACGCCCGCCGGCGGCGTGGTTCGACGTGCCGGAGGCGGACGCGCCGACGCCGCTGACGGTGACCGACGACGGCCAGGTGTACGGCCACGCGGCGCTGTGGGGGACGTGCCACATCGGCCTGCCGGGCTGCACGACGCCGCCGCGCAGCGAGTCGGGCTATGCGTACTTCAACCTCGGCGAGGTCGTGACGGAGGAGGGGACGCGCGTCGCGTGCGGGAAGATCACGCTCGGCACCGGCCACGCCGACCTGCGCGCCTCGAGGACGCAGGCGCTCGCGCACTACGACGACACCGGCACCGCCGTCGCCGACGTCGTGTGCCGCGACGGGAAGCACGGCCCGTGGGTCTGCGGCGCCGTCCGCAGCGACGTCGACGCGGCGCGCGTCCGCGAGCTCCGCGCGTCGCCGGTCTCGGGCGACTGGCGGCCGACGAACGGGCACCTCGAGCTCGTCGGCCTGCTCGCCGTGAACGTCCCGGGCTTCCCGGTGCCGCGCCAGCGGGCGCTGGCCGCGTCGGTCGGGAACGGCGAGTACGAGACGATGGCGCTCGTCGCGTGCGGCGTGGTGACCGCTGAGAGGGTCGCGGAGCGCGTCGGCGCGATGCGCGACCTGCGCGCCCGCGCGATGTTCCCGGTCGAGATGCGCGCCCTCGCGGAGCGGGCACGCGGATGAGGGCGTGGCCGTACGTGAACCTCGCCGGCGTGCTCGTCGTCGCCGTCGCGCTCGTCGCGGCGCTCCTGCATGGCTGACGTCTGGCCGCGCCGGCGCGTGAAGCTCGCCGGTGCGATCATGCACCACCCGTCGCGGCCCGAGTTGCCGATCCGTCTCCTGTCGGCGCTCGGGCCCGACCCTCGAGCCCGCCACGTCCGCGTCGTGACCGACCCGGAGCCGTACAACTCGGGCGCGCGGCTGCTCCCGAACGGCGCCGTCGAGGTCGCGCAGAACGTGTCGCCGTGGCGGACGTACCGCGCGTGCCTCGAGCAGATGCCGGAGTGGTGCTCGCACTACCTGATCCTCCAGGACGACGTGCTGCCTGGCCGGCGGTTCCTGTGGGCCGCGGTCGAGGCGATCCGCCACCGGCCGGACGTCGTCGTGTCGTTCTTCGTGAACTGGCTCGCGCACGCCTCCGCGACGACGCTCGTGCAGAACGCGCAGACCTGCGCCGCCTGGAGTCCTCTGCATGAGAACGAGCGGTTCGTGCCGACGCTCGCGCTCGCGTTCCCGCGGGCGCTCGCGCTCGACCTGCTCGACGCGCCGGAGGGGATCGTCGAGCGGCCGATCGCGGACGACGAGGTCGTCGGCCGGTGGCGGATCGCGCGCCGCCTCGAGGTGTGGTGCACGATCCCGAACCTCGTGCAGCACGACGAGGAGGCGCCGAGCGTGCTGCTCGGCCATCGCGAGTCGCGGCCGCGGTACGCGGCGTGCTTCATCGGCGAGCACTCGCCGGCCGTGATCGACTGGACACGCGGCCTGTAGACTCGCGCGGTATGAGCGACAAGCCTCTCGGGCGCCGCGCGCCCACCGACTGGACGCACGTCGAGCGTCACCCGTTCGCCGCTCCCGCTCCGCCGGCGAAGGTCGAGCGGACGCTCGCGATGCCGCGGTGGGCACACGGCTTCTACGATCAGGGCGCCGAGGGCGCGTGCGTCGGGTTCGGCAGCTCGCAGATGATGTCGATCCTGAACCACCACCGGTACGACGCGCGGTGGCTCTGGAACCACGCGAAGATGATCGACGAGTGGCCGGACACGAACCCGGGCGACGACAACGGCACGAGCGTCCGCGCTGCGATGGACGTGCTCCGCACGCAGGGCCACGTCCGGATCCTGCACGGCCGCGACCAGCCGGTGAGTCCGCTCGAGGGGATCGCGTCGAACTCGTGGGCGACGAGCGTCGACGACGTCCGCGCCGCGATCTCGAGGGGCGTGCCGGTCGCGATCGGCGTGAACTGGTACACCGCGTTCGACGACCCGGCGTTGTGGGGCGGCGACTGGTACGTCGCGCGGGTCGGGTCGCTCGGGTCGATCCGCGGCGGCCACTGCGTGTGCGTGCTCGGAGCGTCGGATCGCCGGCAGGCGGTCGCGTTCACGAACTCGTGGGGCGCCGCCTACCCACGCAAGGTGTTCCTGCCGTATCCGATCCTCGCGCGGCTCCTGCACGAGGACGGAGAGGCGAGCGTCGTGGTCGATCGGTAGACTCCGAGGCGGGGCCCGGTCGGTCTCGTGTGTCGGGTCGTCGAGCTCATACCCGGCCGGGCCCCTTCGGTACGGGGGTGCGCGCTATGATCGGCGTCCCACACGAGAGGGGATGCAGATGAGCGTCGCGCCCGTGCCCGACGTCGAGGAGCCCGCCGAGCAGATCGTCGAGCCGGAGGCTCCGCCGGCGAAGCAGCTCCGGATCGACGGGATGCCCGTCGCCGAGGACTACGTCGTCCTCACAGGCAGGATCCGCGTCGCGTCGAGCGTCGTGAAGTCGTGGAAGCTCGGGAAGCCGATCGAGATCACCGTCGCCGCGATCATCGACTCGCGGAAGCAGAAGGTGATCCGGAACGGCTCCGAGGCGACCGGCGAGCTCGCGCAGCAGGTCGTGCTCCAGGTGCTCGACCTCGTGCTCGACGAGTAGGCTCTGATCGAGAGGCGTCGCTCCGCCTTCCCCCCGCGGGGCGGCGCCTCTACGATGACGACGACCCGACCACGGAGGTACAGATGCCCACTGATGGGCCCCCGCTCGTGATGCGCGCGACGCGCGCGCTCGAGGCGCACGCGGCGCTTCTGCGAGCACTCGACGTCGAGCCTGCTCGACAACGCGACCTCGACGATCCCGAGGTGTCGCAGCGGTGGATCCGCTGGTACGACGAGGCGCTGAAGCCGGCGTGGCGCGAGCGGGACAACGCGATCACGCCGCTGCTCGCCCACCCGGACTGGCCGCGCTGGCATCACGCGGTGTGGAAGGACGTCCACACGGTGATGTTCCGGACGCCGATGACGTGGCGGCCGGTCGCGACCGCGATCCTGCGGGAGGCGCCGCGATGAACCGGCACGACCTCGAGGCGCTCGAGCAGGCGGAGCGCGAGATGCGCGAGATCCGCGCACAGGTGAGCGTCTGGGAGAGGATGACGCTCGACTCGCGGGCGGAGATCGACGTGCTCTCGATCCGGGCGCGGTGCGCGCAGATCGAGGCGTCGATCGCCGAGACGCGGATCATCGGCCGCGCGATCGACCGGCTCGAGCAGGCGGCGACGAGGGCGGCGAACCGATGACCGATCCGTGGGCGGGCTACCCGGGCGCCCTGCGCGACGAGAACGATCGGATGACGACGGCGCTGAAGCAGATCGCCGACCTGACGACGACGCTGATCGCCGACGCGCGGCCCGACTGTAACTGCGTCGTGTGCCGGATCCACCGGAT